CGTGGGTCGAGCGCGTGCTGATCGCCTGGAAACATTGCTCGCCAGAGGAACGCGCCATGCTCCGCGACAAGCTCAACGCTGGGGAGGGGGCGATGTGAACAAGCTGCGGTGGGGCAAATTCTACTGGAGCGATTGGGCGGACGATCCCGCGCTCGCGCTGTGCAGCCTCGCCGCGCAAGGACTCTGGATGCGGCTCTTGTGCATTGCCGCACAGGGGTCGCCGTATGGGCACGTCACCGTCAACGGCAAAGCGCCGTCGATGGACGACCTCGCGAAGCTGATCCGACCCAAGCCAAAACCGACAACGATCGGGCGACTGATCGCCGAATTAGAGCATCGCGGAGTGGTCGAACGGGATGCCTGCGGGTGTCTAGTTAGTCGCCGAATGGAGTCCGATGGGAAGCTCGCCGTGTCTCGTTCCGCTGCTGCTAACAATCGATGGAAAGCCGCAGGAAAGGCCGGTTCAGGGTCCGATTTGCATATGCAAAACGTCTCAGAGGGTGGGCGTTTTGCATCGACAGAATCTACAGAGACTCAGAATCCAAAAAGCCCCCCCATAGCCCCCCGCAAGCGGGGGGCGCGCGGGCGCGATCGGATGAATGGTGGGGGAAAGGAAAGCCGCAACGGTTTCGCCGACATCGCCGCCGACATGATCAGGGAGCACGACGATGAAGCAAACGACGCACGTCAGGGTGGTGCGCGAGTGGTTGACCTCACTCGGCATCTTGGCAGCCGTAAGCATCAGCCGTGAGGAAGCAAACATGCGCCTTGGCGCCTTCGTGCCGATGCTCTTGCAGCGCTTCCCCGATGCCGCGTTCACGTCCGCCAGCCTGGAGCATGTCGCCCGCCATGCGGTGAAGGGCTTCCCGACCTATGGCGAGCTTGCCGGATGGTTGGGCGAGTGGTGGCGCGATCAGCGCCCGCCCCTGACCGCGCTTCCGCCGCCGCCGCCGATCCGCGAGCGCGACGAGCCGACGCCAGAGGAGATCGCGCATGTCGAGCGCGTTACCGCCGAGACGATCGCCTTCCTCCGCTCCGACGCACAGCCGATCGAGGATTACCGGCCCCGTCCGCGTTACCTCACGCCGCAACAGCTTGATGCCCTCAACCCCTTGCCGAACGGAAGGAAGCGCTATGCGCCCGCCAACGACACCGCGCCTGTCGATCCCCCAGCCGCCTAACGCTTGGCGCGGACCTGGGGCACAGGTGCACCGCCCGCCGCTCGCGAAGTCGCCGATCGTCCGCAAGCCGTGTGGGCTGTGCAACCGCGTGCGCCGCTGGGTGGGCCTGGAGCCGCGCCGATGACGCTCGCCGAACAGCTTGCGATCGAGATCGACGAAACGTTGCGCGAGATCGAGCGCGAGCTTCGACAGCCGGTTGAGCCCTTCGAGCGCGTCGCGATCCGCTTCGTCCTGGAGCGCTTCGCCGACCGTGTGCCGCATGAGCGGGAGCTTACGCCGTGGTGACGACCAGCAACGCGCCGACCAACCTGGGGCAGCATGTCGAGGCGATCGAGCCGCCGCGCGTCGATGCGACCACCTTCCGCCAGGGCTGGCGCGTGCGGACCCGCCTCGACAGCCTGCTATCCGATCGCCGGATCACGTCCGGCCAGTGGCAAGCCGCCGTCGAGTATCGCGACGCCTGGGCGCGCGTCCTGCAAGCGGGCGGCGGATCACCTGGAGGGCTGCGGGTCAGCGGCGGGGCCGACCGGCATCATCGCCTTCTCGGCCTCCTCGACACGATCACCCGCTTGCGCGCGACCGAGACATGGATCGGTCGCCTCGCCGCGTCGCTGTGTTTCGCGTGCGTCGTCGAGGATCGCTCGTGGGCCTCGATCGCCGCGACCTGTCACCGCAACCCGGAGACCGTGCGGGACTGGACCGTGCTGGCGCTGCGCTCGCTCGCCGTAGTTTGGGCTGGAGGGCAACGCGGCGCGCTGGACGTGTCAGCACAGCCCCGAACCGCTCGCCGCCCTATGCGGGCTTCCTAGAGCCTGAAAACGGCATGTGGCGTTTGTGCCACACCCGACGAATGGCGGGGTGATCTTCGGTTTCGTGCTCCGTAATGAGCGGGGGCGAATCAGGAACACGCCGAGTCGCGCACATTGCCGCGAGCAAGAATGTTGCGGCAATCCGCGATCGGTGGTAGCGAATCTGCCATCCTCGCCGCCGTTGCGTGCAGCGCAGCGGCCCCGATGACCTCCGCACATGCAAGTAACACGCTATGAACGCGGCGCCGTTGTGCGCTGCAATAACAAGACCTGGATCGTGTGGACCTACCCCAAAGGGCCAAGGGCCGGGAATCCGATCGCGCTTCCCGTCATGCCGCAGACCGGCCCGCGCCATCGCTCGCAAGCCCGCTTCGCCTTGGGTGGGCGACCCGTCCTGGTGCATCTCCTCGACCCGGTGCAATTGCGGCACGCCGACTGCGCGTTCGTTGGCCAATGCTCCGACGATATCGTGGGCCACCTCGCCGCCACCATGCAACGCGCGATCGAAGCGCAGGAAGCCGAACAGCGTCGGGTCGCTTGACGCACAGGGCAAATCGCTTGACGCACAGGGCAACGCGGGACGCTTGATGGCAACGCGCTCGCCGCTGCACCGTGGGCCAGGATGGCAATCCGAAGCCGATCGCCGTCGCGCCTATGACGGCGCCAAGACGCGGCACTACACGAAGCGACGTTGGTATCACCTTCGCGCCGCGTATCTCGCGACGCATCCGCTCTGCGAGTGCGGCTGCGGTCGCGCCGCTTCGGTCGTCGATCACAAGCAACCGCACAATGGAGACGACGCGCTGTTGTATGCCTGGGACAACCTGCAAGCGATGACGAAGCAATGCCACGATCGCAAGACCGCGACGCACGACGGCGGCTTCGGCAACCCGGTGCGCGGATGATCGCCGCGCCGCGCCGCCAGCCGGGGCCATGCGCGCCGCGCATGCCGGTCGCGCGCGACCACCCCATACGGTGTCAAAAACCGGGTCTGGTTTCGATTGCTGACCGCGCCCCAACTAGTTTTTTAGACTTAGGCTATGGGCCAAACTGAGGCCGTCGCGTGGCCCGCCGACCAGATCGAGCGCCGCGACGTTTCCGCGCTCGTGCCGCACGTCCGCAACGCGCGGAAGCACGGCCCCGCGCAGATCGCCGAGATCGCCGGGCTGATCCGCGAATGGGGATGGACCGTGCCGATCCTGATCGATGAACACGACGGCATCATCGCGGGCCACGGGCGAGTTCTCGCCGCGCAACAGCTTGCGATCGCCGACATCCCCGTGGTCGTCGCGCGCGGCTGGAGCGACGCGCAGAAGCGCGCCTACATGATCGCCGACAACGAAGTGACCGCGCATTCAAGCTGGAACAAGGAATTGCTGCGCGTCGAGCTGGCCGACCTCGCGCAACAGGGCATCGACCTGGAGACGATCGGCTTCAGCGCCGCCGAGCTTACCGCGAAAGCCGGAGGCGAGGGCGAGCTTCCGCAAGCGCTCCAGCTTGAACCCGCCCGCGAGTATTGCGTGATCATGTGCGCCGACCTCGACGAATGGGAACGCCTTAAAATCGCGCTGTCGCTGACGCCCGTCCGCCGTGGGGGTTACAAACGGGGATCTGTGCTCGACGACATCTCAACGCAAAGGGTCGTGCACGCCGACGCGATCCTGAAGCTGATCGGGGGGTGAACGATGCAAGAGAAAGCGATCGTCTACTTCATCGTCGCGTGGCTCGCCTGCTGGCTCGTCGATCTGATCATCATCGTCGCGCGCGGACCCGTCCTGATCGATCCGATCCTAAAGCTCGTGATCGTGCTCGTGTGTCTGATCATCGTCCTGATCTCGCTCGCGAGGCATGGATGGTTGCTGGCCTGATGCACGGCGAGCTTGCCGACGACATCGCACAGATCGCCGCGCCGATATACGCCGCGCTGCTGTCGCGCTTGTTTGGTTCGTATCTGCCCAATGTTGATCTCCCCGCCGCGATCCTGGACGCGGCGCGCCGCGAGGCGATCACGCAAGCGCTCGCGCTCCGCAAGCAGGTGCTCGAATGGCCCGCGTGAAGCCCGTCAGTAGAGTCCCCGCGCTGCACGTCGCCGTGCCGTCGAAAGGAAGGGCCGGGAGGGTGCGGACGCAGGCCGTGCTACCATCCTGTCACGTCTATGTGCCCGCCCTGGAGGCGCCCGCCTACGGTGCCGCAGGGGTGCAAAACCTGGTGCCCGTGCCCGACACCATCAGAGGCATCACCGCGACCCGTAATTGGATTCTCGATCACGTCAAATCGAGCCGCGTCGTGATGATCGACGACGACGTGCGGACCCAAGGATGGACGCATCTCCTCCCGCGCTCCGCGCACAAGCTCCACCTCGACGAAGCGACGTGGCTCGGCGAATTCCGCAAGCTGTTCGAGCTTACCGAAGGGCTGCGCTTCCGCATCTGGGGTGTTGCGACCGAAAGCGCGACGCGATCCTGTTACCCGTGGGCACCCTTCCGCTGGCGTGCCTACGTAACAGCGTCGTGCATGGGGATCATCAACGACGGGCGGACCCGTTTCGACGAAGCCTATCCCGTGAAGGAAGATTACGAACTTTGCGCCCGGTGCATCCGCGACGACGGCGGGGTCGTTGCGGCGCAATATCTATTTTGGGAGAACGCCCACTGGCACGACAAGGGCGGCTGCCACGACTACCGCACGCAAGCGATGGAGCGCGACGCGATCCGCCGCCTGTGCAAGACCTATCCGGGGCTGGTCCGCGCCGTCGAGCGCGCGTCATCCGACTGGAATGTGGAGATCGGGCCGTGAGCGACACAACGGAACCACTGTTGCAATTCTTCGAGTATGCGCATTTGCCGCCGCACCTCGCCGAGATCAGCCGACAGTTCGGCATCCTGGCGCAAGCTGTGGTCGATGATCTGCCGCGCAACCCCGAACGCACCGTGGCATTGCGGAAGCTCCTCGAAGCGAAAGACTGTGCGGTGCGCGCGAGGTTGTTCGTGTAATGGGCCGCCGCCCGAAGCCGACCGCGCTGCACAAGCTCCACGGCACGTTCAACGCGACCAACCACGGACGCGACCGCCGTCAAGAGCCGGTGCCGCTCGGCGACCTGGAGGAGCCGCCGCCCGACCTGACCGACAGCCAGGAAGCCGGGTGGCGCTACGCGATCGCCAACATGCCGAGAGGCGTCGTCAAGCTGGTCGATCGCGGCATCCTCAAAGTCTGGGTCGAAGCCGAGGATCGCCACAACACCGCGCGCCTGATGCAAGCGATGCTCGACCGCGATACCAAGCTGAAGCTGCTGGTGAAAGGCCCGAACGGTCTGGAACCCTCGCCGTATAACTTCATCCTCGACAAGACCGCGCAAACCATGTTCCGCGCCGCGCAGGAATTGGGCTTCTCGCCCGCCGCGCGTCCGCGCCTGAAGCTGTATGCGTCGCCCGCCGACAAGCCCGCCGACGACGACGTGCGCAACAACCCGTGGGCCGCGCTCCAGGTGATCCCCGGTGGCAAGGCGTAAAGCGCCCGCGCCCCCTTCCGGCGACGATCCCCGCCGCTTCGTCGCCGACGCGCTCGCCTATGCGCAGCGCACCGCCGACGATCCCGCGTCCGCCTCGATCCACGCCCGCGCCGCGTGCGAGCGCTTCATCCGCGACCATGCCGAAGCGCAAAAGACCGGCAGCCGATGGTCGTTCGACGATATGAGCGCGATCCGCGCGATGCTGTTCGCGCAGCAAATGCCCAACATCAAAGGGCCGGAAGCGAACAAGCCAATCCGCCTGATGGACTGGCAAAAATTCACCTACGCGAACATCTTCGGATTCAAGGAAGCCGGAACCGAAACGCGCCGCTTCCGACAGGCGGGCATCTTCGTTCCCAAGGGCAACGGCAAGACCACGATCAGCGCCCCGCTCGCCATGTATATGACCTTCGGCGAGGGCGAGGGTGGCGCGGAAGGCTACGCCGCCGCCGTGACCCGCGATCAAGCGCGCATCCTGTTCGACACCGCGCAGAACATGGTGCGCCGCTCGCCCGACATGCAACGCGAATGGCGCGTCGGCGTCCTGACGAACTCGATCTTCCAGGAACACACCGCCTCGCGCTTCATCCCGATCTCCTCCGACGCGAAAGCGCTCGACGGCCTCAACGTCGCCGTCGCCGTGTGCGACGAGATCGGATCACACCGCACCAGCGAGGTTTACGACGCGCTGATCACCGCCATGGGCAAGCGTCGTCAACCGTTCCTCTTGTCGATCTCGACCGCGACATCGAACAGCGCGGGGATCGGCAAGCAAGTCTGGGACTATGTGCTGCGCGTCGTCCAAGGGGGCCAGGACGACGATCGTCTGTTCGGCATCATCTATTCGATCGACGATCAAGACGATCCGTGGGAAGAATCCACCTGGATCAAAGCCAATCCAGGGTGGGGGCACAGCGTCCAGCCCGACGCGATCCGTGCGATCATGCGCCAAGCGCGCAACAACCCATCGCAGGAAGCCTCCGCGCGGACGCGGCACCTCAACGTGTGGGTCGGCGCCGACGAAGCGCTGTTCTCGACCCGTGCATGGAACGCCTGCGGCGATCCCGCGCTTGATATCAGCGCCTTCGAGGGCCGCGAGTGCCATATCGGCGTCGATCTCGCCTCCCGCGCCGACCTCGCCGCCGTCGTCGCCGTGTTTCCGCAGCAAATCACCGCCGATGGCAAGGATTCGCAGCTTTTCACGGTATTCTCGCGCTGTTACCTCAACGAAGCGGCGGTGATGGAAGCCCGCAACCCGTCCTATCCCGGCTGGGCCGCGAATAATGAACTAATCATCACGCCGGGCAACGAAACCGACTTCAACACGATCGAATCCGACATCCTCGACATGGCGCGACGCTTCCGCGTCCTGTCGCTCGCCTTCGACCCTTACAATTCGGTGCATCTCGCGCAGCGTTTGACCGCGCAGGGTGTGCCGTGCGTCGAATTCCGCTCGAACACGCTTAATTTTAGCCCCGCGACGCGCGAGCTTGAAGCCGCCATCCGTGGCGGTCGCATCCAACACGACATGAACGGCCCCTTGGGCTGGTGTATTGGTAATGTGGTTGGACATACCGACGCGCGCGACAACGTATATCCGCGCAAAGCGCGTCCGGAGAACAAGATCGACGCGGCAATTGCGCTGATCATGGCAATCGCCCGCGCGACCTCGCAAGTCGAAGCAAGCTCCGTTTACGAGACAAGAGGCTTGCTCGTGCTCGGTTAGCGCCGCGCATGACGTTTCACAGCATCAGGAGACTAGAATGGCAAGACTACACGTCACGGGCGGAACCCTGGTCGTCGAGGGCGCCGGTCCAGTCGATCCGGGCTTCGGCGGCGGGATCGGAGGCTCGCACCCCGACAACAGCCTTCCGCCAGGATTCCCGCCGATCGGCTCGACGCTACCGGAGCCGCCTCCCGGTGTCTGGCCGCCGCTGACGCCTTCCGCGCCGATCCAGCCCGCGCACCCGATCGCTGGCGTGCCGGTGCCGCCCGGCACCATCTGGCCGTCGCCGGGTCATCCCTCGCACCCGATCGCACCCGGTCGTCCGGGGCATCCCGATCAGGGTTTGCCGGTCGGGCCAGGACATCCCGACGCAGGGCTTCCCGTGGCTCCCGGACATCCCGACGCGGGCCTTCCCGTCGCGCCGGGGCATCCGGATCAAGGTTTGCCGTCGAAGACGTTTTGGATCGTCGCCGGAATCCCCGGCGTCGGTTGGCGATACGTCGCCGTCGATCCGTCGCTGACCGTGGGTCATCCGTTGCCGCCAACCCCCGCACCGAAGGGCTGATGATGCGATGACCT